CTATCAATACCCTTCCATATTATTTTTTCCATTATGAATACACCACCTTTTCTACATTATCTATTACTAATTCTCCAAAGGTTTCATCAAATGCTTTGAATGTCATTCCTGATAGAGCCTCTTTAAATGCTTCAACCAACATTCCTTTTGTTATCCCTGTATCTGCATCTCCTATATTTCCATAGTTAGTGTTTACACCTAAATTAAATTCAGTTGGTAATGCATTTTGGATGTCATCTGTTACCGAATCCATTTCATCTTCAAAACCTTCGCCTATACCCAATGCAAGATTCTTACCTATTTGGTCCTCGAATAATTTTGACGGAGATTTTATTCCGAAGAACGATTTAATTCCATTTAATATAGATTGACCAAATCCCTTTATTTTTCCAAGTACCCAGTCTTTAGCATTATTGATACCATTCCATAGTCCTTGTACTAAATTCTTACCTACTTCTCCAATTTTTGAGATACCATTTACTATTCCATCTTTGACTTTGTTAAGTAAATTCTTACCCATTTCGCCCATTTTAGAATAATAACTTGCTATCCCATTTATTAATGAAGAGATTATCTGTGGAATTTTAGAAATCAATTGAGGGATGGCTTTGACAAGTCCAACTGCCAATTTTACGACTAGCTCGATTCCCATTTCTATTATTTTTGGGAGATTATTGACTATCGCATTTATCAATTTATCAATAATGATTGGGATTTTGTCTATCAGATTTGGAAGTGATAAAATTAGCCCTTCTGCCAGTCCTATGAGCAATGAAATTCCTGCATCTATAATTAAATCGATATTATCTAGCAATGTTGTGACTATTAAAAGTACACAGTCTATAATTTGTGGTATCAAAGTTGGGAGTGAGGTTGCGATTCCCTGGATCAATGATACTATTACCTGGATTCCTGCTTGTAGGATTTGAGGTAGCATTGAAATTAACGCAGTAAGTATTGTATTTATTACTTGGTTTATTCCAGACATCAAATTCCCTATATTTCCAGTTATTCCTGTTATCAGATTTTGGAGTAATTGCACACCCATTTCTAATATTTGTGGTAATAGTGTATCTGCTAGTCCTAATATAAGTTCTACGATTCCATCTAGGGCAATACTTATTCTAGGTAGTATGTTTTCTGCCATAGTCATAACACTATCTACAAAATTACTAATTAAAGTATCAAAGTTAGCATTGTCATCAGCTATTCCTGTGATTAAATTACTCCATGCTGATTTCATAGAGGCCACAGAACCACTGATTGTTTGACTTGCTTCTTTTGCTGTAGTTCCTGTTATTCCTAATTCGCCTTGAATAACATGTATCGCTTGATATACATCATTCAAATTCGAGATATCATACTTAATTCCACTTATTGCTGTAGCATCTTTTAGTAATCGTTCCATCTCTGTCTTTGTTCCACCATATCCAAGTTTCAGGTTATCTAGCATTGTATAATTTTGTTTTGCAAACCCTTGATAAGCACTCTGTATCATCTCCATAGATGTTCCCATCTTATTAGCATTGTCTGACATATCTGTTATTGCCATATCTGCTACCTCTGCAGCCTTTGCAGTATCTCCATTTAGACTCTGCAGAAGTGATGCACTAAAAGATGTTACTGTTTCCATGTACTTATTTGCATCAAGACCTGCTGTCTTATATGCATTTGAGGCATATTCACTTACTATATTGGCACTTTCTCCAAATAATGTTTCTACACCACCTACAAGTTGTTCATATTCGGCATAGTTTTGTATTGCTTGTTTACCCAAGTCAATTATTCCACTTACCATTGAACCCATTACACTTGCTAGACCTTTTACACCTGCTATAATAGCTTCACTTGTTAGATTAGCTTTTATTAAATCTCCAAGTTTCAATGTACTTTGTCCTGCTTTATCTTCTTCTTTACCGAACTTTTCCACTGCACTTGTAGCTTCTTTTAATTTGCTTTCATTATTCTTTATTTCATTAGATAAGTTCTTTATCTGGCTTTTTAAATTGTTAGCTTGAGTAGATGATTTACCCTGTTCCAACACTGCTGATGCATATTGTTGCTTTAGCTCATTTAATTTGCTCTTTTGCTTATCTATTGTTTCTGTTAATGTAGTGAAAGCACTTTTATTTGTATTTAATTTTGCTTTATTATCTTCTAATTCCTTGCTTAAGTTATTTACTTCTGTTTGTGCAAGGTTTAATTGTTGTTGATACTTGTTAATTGTAAGTTTGTTTTTCTCATATTGAGCCTCACTTTTAGCAAGTTCTGTTGATAATTCTGCAACTTTCTTTTCTTGATCCTTGATTTCTTTAGAAGATGCTGTTGTACTATTCTTCAATTCATCCAATTTAGCTTTTTCTTTTTCTAAATTAGTCATCATTTGCATCATAGATGCAGCATTTTTATCTTGTTGTTTATTAAAATCTTCTAATGCCGATTTATATGTATTGATTTTTTTATTGCCTTCTTCTATTTCTTTATTAAGGATATTGTTTTTAGAGGTTATGGCTTGGACTGATTTGTCATTAGTATCAAATTGGCTCGATACCAACTTCATTTCACTAGCCATAACTGTTAAATTACTTGTTATTGTTTTTAATGCTTTGGTATATTCGCTTTCTCCTGTTAGCTTTACAGAGCCACCAAATGAACCAGCCATATTATCCCTCCTATCTTAACCATTCTTCATTTTCCATTACCATTTCTTCTAGCTGTTTATAACTCACTTGCTTTAAAGTAAAGTCATAATAGTTTTGGTAATGGTGATACAAATTCTTGAAAGTTCTATAAGTTAACCTTCCTACTTCTTTTCTTGGTATTCCAAGTAGTTTTATTCCTACAAACAAAATCCACGAGAAATCTATCTTTTCAGATTCATCCTCGTGGACTATATGTTTTTTGGGTGGTCATCTTTTACGCTTTCAGTTATTGCATTGTTTAATTTTTTCGCAGCCTCTTGCAGTCCTGCTTTTGTTATAAGTCTACCAACTTGTTTCAATGTCATCATTGGTTTATCTGTATTGTTTTCATCATTCTCCATGTCGATGGCCTCATTTATCATTTCTGTAAAACCAAATATTAAGGCTTTAGCATTAGGTTCTTTTCCATCCTTATTGTCTGTTAATTTACCCCATTTTTGAACTGACCCATACTTATTTTGTATGGCTTCCATGACATTCAAATTGAATACTAGCGAATACTTTTTACTATCTAATTCAAATTCAAACTTATAATCTTTCATTTCTTATCCTCCTAATTTTATGATGATGCTTTAGCACCTAATAAACCTTCAAGGTAACTAATAGCTTCTGTATATGTATCAAATGTTTTTGTTTTTGACCAACTACCATCTGATAATTTTAGAACACTACCTTCAAGAGTTGTTGTTGTAAACTCAACACTTTCTCCTTTTGTTTTTTCATCTGGTAATGCATCTTTGAATTTTACTTTATTTAGGAACTCTACTTTGTATTTGTATTTTCCTTCTACAACTTTAGTGATGATTCTACCAAAACCAACGTAAGGGGCTATGTCAGAGTCTTTTCTGATAATTTCTCCATCTGCTGATTTCTCATGTCCTGTTAAATTAGACATAGTTGTATCATCATCTTCATCAACTGTTATTGTTACTGTTCCTTTCTTTACAGAATAATCGCTTTCTGCTAATCCATCATCTGCATATAATTCTGCTGAATTTAGGTCTAGAGAAACTTTACAATCGATAGCTTTACCTATTTGTAATGCACCACCATATGTTTCTGTTTCTTCATCCAATATTCCATATCTAAAATTCTTTAAGCCTATTCTTGCCATATTTATCTCATCCTTTCTTTTTCAAATTCTATGGTTTTATGATATAGTCCTGTATCTCTTTCATACATATCTGGACTACATCCGCTTCTTATAAAATTATTTTCTTCCATTACTTCTTTAATCTTTTCTACTATTGCTAAATAATTGCTTTCACTAAATATATCGATATCAACTCTTACCACACTTCCGATTTCTTTATCATCTCCAAACAATGATGGATCATCATCTATAAATGTATAGGTTATATAAGTTTTACTATCTCCTGTGTATTCTATATACTCAACTGGAATAATTTTGTTATTGACTTTAAAATCATCAAATATTGTTTTTAGTAATTGATAATCATTCATCTATATACCTCTTTTGGACATCTAGCATTGCATTTTCTATTGCTGCTTTTTGTTTGAATGCTTTTCTAAAAAATGGCTTTTTCTTTTCTCCTCTACTTGTACCAAATTCTCTAGCCATAGCTATTAGTGGTATAGGTGTGCCATCTTCTGTATAACCATAAAATCCAACTTTTGTATTAATACCATCATCACTTATGGTCTTATATGTTTTTGTTTTCTTTAAGCCTTTTTCAAGTGACCTTGTACTTTTGAAGCTAGATTTCATATTTGATTTAACATTCTTATATACAACTTCTGCACCTGCCTGTGTCATTTCTCCCATCATCTTTTCTGCATTATTTGCAAGTTTATTCATGTTGGCTATTATTTCAGTTGGTAGTTCTACATTAAATCCTGCCATTACTTTGTTACCTCTTTAGCTTGTATTTCAAGTTCAATGTTTTCTTCATTAACATTGTTTAGGTATTCTATTGAATATACTTTAGAATTAAATTCTATAAGCATATCTCGAGTGATAATGGTTTTAGGATATCTGATAGTAAAATTTGTATATGCCTTTTCAAAATCAGAGTTATTGGCTATCAATGTAAATCCTTTTGTTGTTTTTACATTTGCCCAAGTCTTTAGGAGAAGTGTTTTAGTTTCTGTTTTAAATCCACTATCATCTTCTCCTTCTATTACTTGGTATATTGATATCAATTTATTGTACTTACCTGCATTCAACATATATTTCCTACTGTGTGCATTCCAAGTATTGTTTCTACTACTTTATTTAGATTTGTTTTATCTACATATAAAGTTCTGTTATCATACATGTCCTGACATAAAATAAAAATGACGATTGTGAAATCATCATATTGATCTAGGTCTTGCACACCTGTGTATTCTTTTATAAATGCTTTAGCAATATTTATTAGATTAGTAAGTAATTTGGTATCTTCTTGACTTACTTCTGTAAGTCTAATGTAATCTGCCACATCTTGAACTTTTATTGTACTAACTTTCATTAGTCATTCCTCCTATCTTTTGAGGTTTTGCCTGAACAACTAATGTATTATTCATTAGTCTTATTTTCTTCTCCAGTTTCTTCTGGAGTTGGTGTTTCTGTTTCTTCATCGTTAGAAGTTGCTGTTGCTAATTCTTCTTTAAGAGATGCTATTTCTGTTTCTAGACTTTGAATTGTTTTCTTAAGATTTTCATTTTCTTTCTTAAGTTCTGCATTGCTTTGATTTTTTTCGGAATATTCTTCAATATATCCTGCTTTTAATAAATCTTTAACAAGCTCTTTATCTTTAATGTCAAGTACCTGGTTTTTGTTTCCAGATACTTTTCCACTAAATCCTTTCTTTACTATAAACATACTTTACCTCCTATTCTGTTGCTGCAGTTCCAGCACATACTAATTTAGCAATTTTTTGAGCATCTTCTACTTTTGCATCAAATTCCATCCATGCTACTACACCTACAGCATGTTGGTCAGCATATTTTTCTCTTAAGACTTCCATTTCTAATTCTTCTACAAATTTAGTAGCAAGTCCTGATATATCTCCATAGAAGATTGGAGTTTTACCTGCACCGATTTCATCCATATTGTCTGATTCATATACTGGTTTTCCAAGTAATGTGTATGAGAAATCGTTTGTTAAGTCATCTTGTAATAGGTATCTATCATTGCCATCTTTTAATAATGCAACTGCTGTTAATGTTTCTGGAGACATTATCCAGATAGCATTCTTTTGGAATCTTTGTTTAACTTTTCTCTTTGTTTTTATGATTTCATCTGCTGTGATTACATTTTCACTTGCAGCTTGAACTTGTAACTTAACACCATTTTTTAAGCCTTCTACTTTATCTGTAGTTCCATGTATTAATTCTTTCTCTACGAATAATGCGATTGCTTCTGCCATGATATTTATTACTTCATTTACGATATTGAAATCACTGTTATTTACTAATGATTTAGAGATTTTTGCTAATGCACCTGCTAAAAATCCAGTTAATTCAATATTTGTAAATTTACCAATGTTACTTTCTAATGATGTAAATTCTGTAGCATATGCCATATTAACTTTAGCTGTGCTTGTTTCTGAATAATATGGTATTTCTAATTTACCTTTAACATTGTATTTTGTAGATTTTTCTAAAATTGGAGATATATCATATGCTTTTTTGATAATTTTTTTAGCAATTGATACTGGAATTACTGACCCATTATCTCCTTTTGTAAGATTTACTTCGGCTCTTTCTTCTGCCAAGATTCCACGAATATATTTTTCAAATGCCTTTTCTTCTTGCATTGCTCTTTCTTCGTTTTCTGTTTCTTCATCTTTATTTTCTTCTTCTGCAGGTTTCTCATCTTCTTTTGGTTCTTCTGTTAATTCACGACCTTTAGTGATTGCACTAATAGTTTCGTTAATTAAACCAATTTCACTTTCTAATTTTTTAAATAATTCACTTTCTTCTGGTGTGAATGCCCTTTCTTCTGCCTTTACTGTATTAAGTAAAGTTTCCATTTCATTTTGCTTTTCAGCTCTTTGTTCTGTTAATGCTTTTAATTTCATATTCTTTCTCCTCCTAATTTTCTTTAATTTTTTTTAATATTTCTTCATATTCTGAATAATCTATTTTTTCAACTTCCCTTTTGGTTAGTTGTTCAGGCTCTTCCTTAATGTCTATCTCACTGAATTGACCAGTTCGATATTCAATAACTTTGACCTTGTCATCTCGCATTTCGATACTTGTACCGATGTATGCAGGATATTTCTTATCATCAATTATTGATACTTCTAGCAAATCCAAATCTCTAACTGTTCTTTCTTCGATTCCATCTTCATTTGTTTTTCTATCTTCTTTGTTACAGAAAAAACCAAAAGACCAACCTCGAAGTTTATTTTCTCTAGCTTTCTGGATAACTTCTGCATCTTCAATTTCTACGATGGCTCTTAAGCCAATGTTATCTTCATAAAGTTTTGCTTTACCACTTTTGGTATCAGCTAACTTTCTATCATGTTCATGATCTAACAAGACATCAACATTGTCGGCTCTTTCTAATGCCTTTTGAAACACACCAGACCTTATCTTTTCAATGAACTCGCCTCTGGTGTCATAGAGAACTTTTGATGCTCTTTCTACGGCATTTACATATCCATCTATGATGATTTTGTTATTTCTAACTTCCACCCTCATTCGTACCACCTCCATTCTGTGATTGCATATCTACTATGGCATTTGTGTTTGGTGTGTAATACTTACCTGTATTTGTATCAAACACAACATTTGCAAGATTAAGTGTTATTACATCTAATCCATCAATGCTGTCATAGTCCTCTAAATATCTAATTTCATTCTTTGATATCCATCCTGTTTCTGATGCTACTTTGTAGGCTTCATATCTTTCTTTGATATTTCCTCTACTTATTTCTCTGGTGTCAAATTCAAAATAAAAAGACTCTTTCTCTTTTTCGAGTAAAAAGTCTTTGTTAAGTGCTGTTTTAATAGCAACTAATATTGGCATGATGGCCTCTTTCATAAAGTCATCAAAGTTTTCTTTATTATGAAATATATTATTTATTTCATCTTGTAAGGTTTTCTTTCTTTCATTCAATTGTAGTTCTACTGTTGTACTTGAACCTTCCTTGAAATCCATACCTTCATTTAATACAATTGCATTTTCACTTTTGTTTGAATATAAATTGGACCAGGCTTTCTTTAAAAGTTCTATTTCCTTTTCTCCTAATCTTCTTTGAGATGTTATAAAACCTTTTTTTGCACCACCTGTTTTTACTAATCCTAATTCATACATTAGTGTTTGATATGCATTTTCAATTGCTGTAGATACTTCATGTGTTATACTTCTTCCGCTTCCACCATTTTTAGTGCTTCTTAATATGGTTATGAAATTAAATGTTTCATATGTTTTACCATGCACCATATAAGTTACATCTTTAAAAATAGGGTCATTATTTGTATTGACTGATACTTGCTGTGCATCTACATATCTTAAACTCTTAAATTTGTTTTTTGATTTTTCAATAAATAGGTATCCACCTGTGTCGAGTAAGTAATCTTGAACCCATGCTTTCTTTAACTGGAATGCATCTAATGTATCTCCTGTTTCTGTATTTAGCATTTTTATTCTTGGATCATTTTTGACCTCTTCTACTTTTCGTTTTCCTGTGGCCTCATCTATTGTTTCTTTATAAAGTTTAATTGGTATCATAGCTACTGTATTACATATTCGGTCAACGGCACTTGATACTGCTGGTAATGATAATGCTTTATCTTTATCTATTTTTTCGCCCTTTAGCATGGCTTTTAATAAAACATCATTCACTACATCATCACTACTTATTGTGGTTTCATTTCTTTTCCTAAACCTACTAAATATTCCCATGTTCCACCTCCTATTCTATTACTTGTACAAAGAAATCATCATTGTCTAGGAATACATCTTGCTGTAATAGATACACACCATTTATTAGTGCTACTACCATATCGACTTTTCCTTGACTTCTTTTCTTTGTTATATATCGATTCATATTTGTATCGTATGTACATCTTGCATTTTCAAAATTGATTTCTAATAACTTGTTTTCTTCATATCGGAACTTTCTATCTAATATTTTTTCATACAATAATTTTGTTGGACTATGGAGTGTATCACTATGTTGCCTTACCTGGATTGCATTGTATTTCTTATCCCATTTTTGTGCTGATGATAAGGCATTATATCTATCGTATCCTATTGCCATTATTGTTACTTTGTATTTTTCTTCTATTTGGAATACAAATTCTTCGATGACATTATAGTCTACTGTTTTATTACCACATGCTATACATTTCATTGCCTTTATAAATTCATTGTAGTTTATCTTTTCGAACTTATTTTTTTCTTCTATTCTTCCTTCTGGAATAAATGCAATTACATCTGCAAGTATTTCGTTGTTTTCTTCTGATACCATTGCTACTGCACAGTTATCATTTGTCATTGCCAGGTCAACACCAATATAAACTTTTCTGCCTGTCCAGTCTATTTTTGCAACTTTACAATTCATAACTTCATTTATATCTATGTAACTTTCTGTTCCCATTCCTTGATATATAATGTTGCAGTGCTTTGTTAAGAAGTTTTCTCTTACCGATTCTACTGCAATTGCTTTGGCTCTTTTCTTTAATAGGTCCTCCCATATTTCTGGGATTTCCAATGCAACTGGATTTGATTGTTTTAACACATTGTCATCAGTTGTCCATTTGTTTATCAGTTCCTCATCTGGTTCATAAAGTAATGCGAATATTGTTTCATCTTTTTCTATTCCATCTAATACTCTTTTAGCATAGCTTACTTCATCTTCAAATGGATTTGAAAAGGTAGGATATTTTGTTGAGATGATACATCCTAATTTATTTAAGATATTTAATTGTCCAGACCTCATGGATTCTATCGCATATGGATTTGGTAATGCACCTACCTCATCTGCAAGGAATACATTTGGCAATTTACCATCCATTCTACTGCTAGAATAGTTTAGTGGATAATATCTGCTTTCTGTTAAATTGAATTGTATGTAATCTCTTAATATCTTAAATCTTCTACTTTCTTTATGTAGGTAGATAAGTGGACTTGATTTCAATGTTTCTTCGATTGCTGTTTTAACTTCACGAGATAGTGAACCATCTGGAGCAACTGAATAAAACTTTGAGTATTTTGGTTCTAATAAAAACAACAATATAAAAATTGTTGCTATTGTATATGTTTTAAAGTTTTTTCTTGCTATTTCAAGTATTGCTGTTTCGTATCTTCTTTTCTCTGGGTTATCTCTATATACTACACACAATATTGAAATATAAAACACCCATTGATATCCACAAGAACATTGATAGATTGATTGACCTGCCTTTAGTCCTTTTGGCATGATAAGGATTTTTAATATAGCTTCTATTTGTCTTACCTTGTTATAGTTAATCATATATTTTTTATCTTTATCATCTGCTATCTTTAGGAAACTTTTACATTGCTTAATAACATATTTTGGTGCTGTTATCTTTTTCTTAACAACATCACTCGCATATTGATATGCTTTATTGTTCAAACTTGCCACCTGCTATTATTTGTAGCAGTGGGTCATCTTCGCCAGTTACATCATCTTTTCTCAATGATATTATGATCTTCATTAATGTACTAACTGTCTTATTTGCACTATCGGTTGTTCTATTGTAGTCTGATATTGCAGGATGTGAGTAGACATTCTTTCTACCTTTAACATATTCTTTTGTTACCAAAGTGCCATCTTCTTTTATTGTTTTTTCTAAATCATTAAGGATTTGTAATTGTACTTGATATCTTTTAAATGTTGTTAAGAAGAAAAAGTTTTGTTCTACTCCATGTTGTTCTGCTATTCGTAAAATTTCTTGAGCTTGTTCATTCAAACTCATTTTATTCATTAAAACAGACCCCATTCGGCGAATTTTTCAAATCCACCTATTCCATTTATGTATTGTCTAGCCTCTTCAACTATTTCTGAATATGGCTTACCATCTATTTCTTCATCTCCAATTGCACAACACAATAGTGTTGTTTTTCCTGTTTCCTGTGCTTTTTTAAACACATAAATGTTTATGGATACATCTGCTTTTGATAAGTCTTTTCCATGTAATCCTCCACCTGTTACTGATTGAGCCATATCAGAACCAAGTTTTCTATTTGTAGCACCACTATCTACATTTGTTCCACCAGTCCATTCTCCTAATGGATTTATAATTGCTCCAGGATATAACTCTTTCAATTCATCATTACTTGCATTACTTTGACAAATAATAAGTTTTTCATTTGAAAGTATGTATTTTCCATCATGAGCAAATTTTTCGTAAATGTTTCTAGCTATTTGTGATATTTCCTTTTCTTCACTTGTTAATGGTACACCTTTGAATATTCCATTATCTCCACATCTTACTTTTTCACTTTGATTTTTAGATAAGTGAATATCTTGTGGTACTACAACTAAATCTAATTCAATATCTCCTGCTATTCTTTTTACTATTGCATCTACTTCTTCATTAGTAAATGATTCACTTGTTTCTGCTATAACATGACATATTCCATGTCCTATTAAAACTTCTACTGCTACTTTTGGATTTTCATTTTTAGAATATGCTAGGTCTACTATTGCTCCTGCTATTCTATCTGCCACCTTATCTGGATGGCTTGGATTTACTTTTTCTATCACTTTATTTCCTCCTTTAATAATTCTCTTAATATTTCTACTAACACATTTACCACTATGCTATTCCCTGCTTGGCGATATAATTGTGCTTTTGAATTTATGTCTTTTACTTTATCGTAATCACTATTATCGAAACCCATCAATTTCCAAGTTTCCCTCGGAGTGAGTTTTCTGATTCTTAAACTATTCATGTTTTCTCCTTTCACTGCAATTCCTAGACAATCACATCTTGTATCCAGTGTCGGAGATATATTGTTATCGCTACTTTGTTTTCTAAAATTATTCATTCGATGTGTAGAGTAGCTATGCCTTATGACATCGTTTTCTTCTACCATCTCATTTTCGATTAAAAAGTTACATAGCTTTCTTTTCAAATTATCCATCGACGATCACCCCAACATCTGGAGATGTCTTTATTGTTTGTATCATTCCTGATTGAACCATTCCTCTTTTTCCTTTTATGTTACTGATATATACACCATCTCCACTTTTGCCTTCTACATAACCTTTCTTGGTTGCATTTCTTATGTTTAGACATTCTTCTTGGAGATTTGTTGTTTTGTCGAGTCTGTCACTAAAAGTAATCATTCCAGAATGTTCTTCTCCTGCACCACGAGCAGTTATTGTTGGAACTATACTTTCTTTTCCATTCACTTTTTCAAATGGTTTTTGATAAGCTTTCCAGTGAGCAATTTTCTTTATTCTTTCATCAGACAAATAAAAAGACTCATCGACATTTTCATCCAACAAGTCTTTTAGTTTTATTTTTAATTCTTGCTTTTTAGGAAACTTATAATCTATTCCTAAATCTTTTCTTATGCTTACTGTGAATACTCTTTCTCTGTTTTGTGGTATACCATAGTCTTTTGCATTTAGCACTTGATAAAAATTATCATAGCCTAGATATTCCATTGTTTTTATATATTCTTTAAAATTGTGGATATGGTTCTTTGAGATTAAGTTTTTCACATTTTCCCATATCACATATTTTGGTTTTAGTTTTTCAACAATTCTTATTGTTTCGTACATAAGACTTGACCTTGTACCACTATCTTTATCTCCACCTGCTTGTTTTCCTGCAAGTGAGAAATCTTGGCATGGACTTCCGTGCATTATCAAATCAACATCTAACTCTTTATCCCATTTACTTATATCTTGGGGTTCAAAGTTTGTACCATGCATTGCATTAAAACTTGCTACTGCATATTTATCTATTTCTACATAATCTACTATCTTATATTCTATTCCTAATCTTTCAAGTGCTTTACTACATGCACCAATTCCACCAAATAATTCAAGTATTTTAATCATCTACGATTTCCACACCTTCAACTAACTTTACTGCTGTTTGTCCTGTTAATGTTTCCCATCTATCTATAATTACATCAACATATTTAGGGTCAAGTTCTATTGTATAGCACTTTCTTCCTAGATGCTCACAGCTTATTAGTGTCGAACCAGAACCACCGAAGAAATCTATTACATTTTCTCCTGGTTTACTGCTATTCTTTACTAATCTTGATATTAGTTTTATTGGTTTCATTGTAGGATGCACATCATTTTTCTGTGGCTTATCCTCATGTATGATAGTAGTTGGTAGTTTATCTGCAAGTATTTCTTGTATCATTTCTTTAAGTTCTTCCTTGCTTAATTTATCAAGGTCTGCTTTATCTTCAAACACTGTAGTTTGTGTTCTGTCATTTATAAAGTAATGTGCTGCACCTTCCACCCATCCATATAGGCAAGGCTCATGCTTCCATTGATAATCTTGGCGACCTAATACAAGTGCATTTTTAACCCATATTAAGTTTTGTTTTACTTGGCCTCCTGCATCTCTTAATGCTTTTCTAAAATTGTAGCCTTCTGTATCTGCATGGAATATGTAATACGAACCACCTGGTTTTAATACTCTTACCATCTGCAGATAGAATGCATGTAAAAATTCATAGAACGATGCATCATCCATGTTATCGTTTAATATCTTATTTCCATTTTCTCTTTCTTTTCCATATCCTGATTCATTTATTGAGCCATAGTTTACATTGTATGGTGGGTCTGTAACACATAAGTCCATTTCTGTACCATCAACAAGTTTGTCTATATCTTCTTGACTTGTACTATCTCCACACATTAGTCTGTGATTTCCTAATTGATAAATATCTCCATATTTAGCTTTTGGTATTTCTGGTAGTTTTTCTTCTACATCGTAGTCATCTTCTTCGAACTCTATATCTGATTGTGAAAAATCAAAATCTTCTATATCAAATCCTGTAAGTGACACATCAAAATCTAATTTATCAAGTGCTAGGATTTCTTGCCTTAATATTTCATCATCCCATCCTGCATCTAATGCTAATTTATTATCTGCTAGTATGTATGCTCTTTTTTGTTCATCTGTTAAATCTTCTATAAATAAACAAGGCACTTCTGTCATTCCTAATTCCTGTGCTGCTAAAACTCTACCATGTCCTGCTATCATTCCATATTCACTATCTATTAGCACTGGATTGATAAAACCAAATTCTTTTATTGATCTAGCTATCTTTTCTACCTGTTCCTTACTATGTGTTCTGGCATTGTTTTCATATGGCTTTAATTTGGATATTTCTACATTCTCGTATCTTCTCATGTTTTCCTCCTATTTTCCAAAAAACTCACGGAAATTTTAAAATTGTGTAAATGAAGCTGGGCTGTGGGTCTTGAAAAAAATAAAAAAATCGCCTTTGATATGGCTGGGGGGCTTAATATTTCCCTGCCACTATCTCTAGCAATTCTTCTTTACTTATTTGACCTGTTTCTGCCATCTTATGATGGTATTTGCATAATGTGATTAGATTCATACTATCTAGCCTTTTAGAATAATCTTCTTCTATTGGGACTATATGATGTACTTCTAATTGTTCATAGGTATATCTATAGTTAGTATTATACTTACCTAATAAACATATCTGACACAAGTGCTTATCCCTTTCTCTTATGCTCTTACTCTTCTCTGTCCATTTATTTGTCTTTCTAAATGTGTTAGCATTTGTGGTTTTCTTTTTACCGCTTCTTCTACATGTTTTATTAAAATCATGTATTGTACCACACACCGAGCAAGTTTTTAGCATAATATTCACACCCTTTTCTCCAACAAAAAAGAGACTACCCTTTTAGGTAATCTCCTATGATACTATTTTAGCACTTTCTCTTCTGCCATACAATGACACCGACTGCCAACTTTATTTTAAATTAATAAGCTACTTCTAAAAGTTTTTTATTAACTCTTGTTTGTACATCTATATAATATGCTGTTTCTGCTGTATTTAAATCTTCATCTTCCCATTTTGCAAAATCTTTTACCATTTCTGCATAATCAGTCATATATTTTGAATAGTCAGTAAGTAAACTTACATCTGTTCCATTTGAATTTTTATATTTTTTCATAAAAGCTACATAATCATCCATGAATTTTTCATAACTATCCATTGCTTCTTTAAATTCTTTTCCTAATCCATTATTATTTGTAGATGTATTTTCTTCTTTCTTATCTGTTGTTTCTGGAGTAGTTTGTGTGTTTGTTTCTTCTTTCTTTGTTTCTGGTGCTGATAATGATATTTCCATTACATTTCCACCAAGATACATTAAATGTACTTTATATCCATCTGAATTTTTAGCTGAATAAGATTTATCACTCTTGCTATATTCATTTGTAAATCCTTTATCTTCACATGCTTTTACATAATCGTTATAGTCATTCATAGTTGTATTTCCCATATGTGCTATAAATTTTTCACTATTATTCCAAGATATATTACCTAGAGTTGATTTTGGTGTAGGTAACATTGCACTTAATCCACTTGTAGCCCATGTTATTTCTTTCATTGTGTTTTGTTCTGGTGCTTTTAGCGTAACCGACATTTCTTCTTCACTTTCAAGATATATTATTCTTAAAGAATATCCTTCTTCATTAAATGCTCCATATACTGTATCCCAAGGTTCAAATTCCAAATCTAATGTATATCCTTTATCAATACATTTTTGTACATATGCTTTGTATTCTTTTTTTGTTAAATTAGTCACATCAAACATAGCCAAGTCGCTTCTATTTGTCATTACT